AAAAAAACGGACACGCAGCCTTTTTATTGGGATTATTTCGCTTGCGGCTCTCGCAAGAGTGACAATGTTTTTGTTCGCGTGTATAATAAAACCCGTGAAGTCATCAATATGGGCTATAAGATTATGTTTTTTGATATTTGGCATAAAAACGGGCTTATAAATTTTTATGACAAATGGTGCTATGAATACGTTTTTAATATGGGCGTAAAGAATTTTGATTATATTCACATGGCCAAGCTTTATTTCTATATGGAATACGGAAGCAACGCCGACATAAAACAAAAGATAGGCGCGGCTTTAATCGGCTCCGATTCTACCAATGCCGATTTTAAAGCCTTATGCGACGTCTATATGCCGGAATTGACGACCGTCGTCAATATTGAGTATGAAACCAAACGCAAGTTTTACAGCTATTCCGACGAGCAAATAGATTGCGTCTTGGAAACCAAAGACAAAAACGCGGCCGGACCGTTAAAGCGTTTGTTTAAAATAACGGATAACCGTCAAATATTTTTGGATTATTTGACCTCTGAGACGTTTTCGTTTAAGCAAAATAACGGTCAGGATTATGTCTGGTGGTGGGAGCGTTTGCGCAACGTAAAAACCGAAGGTTTAAAGACAGACCGAAAGCTAATCAGGAATTACGATAAAAACATAAATAAAAACATCGTTTTCAGGCGCATTATATCAGGTCTTTCAACGCTTGCCGCCATTGACGACGATTGCCTGACGACCGGCTTTGAGTATGATTTTACAAAAGCCTGCGGCGATTTCAGCAATTTAAACGATAATGACAAACAGTGTTTGACGGCCGATTATAACCGTAAAAAAATAAAAAAGGCCTTTGCTTACAAAAGTTATAAAAAAAGCGAAAATGAAAATTTCGTCTTTAAGTTCGGCGTCGGTTTCAAGACGAAACGTTTTTTCGGAACGGTTCTTCCGGCCGCGCAAGACTCTTTTAACATGGCCTCCGGTATAGAGCCGTTTTCTCCGAGGCCTCCCGCTTCGGAGCAGCTTTCATTGAACGCGCCTTGAGCTTTTTTGTTTTTACCGTTTATTCGGCGGTGAGCCTCCGGCTGCATGCAGCCGCCGCCGTATCAAAAAATATTTTAAAAAAATAAAATAAAAATTTTTCCCGCGCAACTATTCGTTAAAGTTTTGTTTTTGCGAAGCAGTTCTAAGAGAAACGCGCGAGCGTTTCTTCATAAAGCGGACGCCGCCTGTGGTATAATTGCCCCGCATACCATAGGCGGCGGCGAACTCTTCGCAAAAACTCATTTTAACGAATTAGTTGCGCGGGAAACGGTTAGTAGGTTAGATGATTATGATTGATGAATATATTTCTTCGGCGCTTTTGTTTGTCCTTGTTGTTTTTATCGGTTTTTGTTTTTTTGTTGTCGTGCTGCGGTTGGCTTTATATATAATTTGGCGTTTAGATAAAACTTTTATTAGTAAAGTTTTAAATATGCCTTATATAGATAAAAATGGTAGATGTGTAAATTTTGATAATTTTAAAAGAAATTATTCATTAAGTTATGCTGTGTCTCAAGATAAGCTTTATATTGGTTATTTTGATTGTGATGGAATTTGGCGCGATGTTGAAAGCCATGCAGATTTGGTTACGGCGTTTAATCGGGTACAATTTTTAAATGGTGGTTTAAGCAAATAGATTTTGATTTAAAATAAAGAGGCAGAAATGGACATAGCGTTAAACCTTTTAATTTTGATTTTTTTTATATATATGGCCGTGAGCCTTTTTAAACGCATAAAAAATACGTTTAAAAAGTTTTTCAAAAAAGCCTCTGCGGCGGTTGGCTCTGAAACTCCGAAAGCGGTTGTTTCTGCGGTTTCTGAAAATGCGCGCGGCGTGACTTCGTCAACCGTCGGCGCACAAAAAGAAAAAGCCCCGTCTGACGCGCCTTTTGCGCCTGAGTTTGATTATGATTATGCTGACGCGTTCGGGGAAGCCGCTGAGTTTGACGGAGAGTTTGCCGCTGCCGGTGAGTTCGCCTCAGCCGTCGGCGAGCCCGCCGTCAATAATGAAAAATTTTCTGTCGCCGACGAGCCCGACGTCGTCAATGCGGTTTCCGACCCAAAGCCGAAACGAAAACGGAAAGACCCTTTATTCATAGAGTTTTTGAATATAGTCCGCATCCCTTTTATAACCGTTTTGTTTGAGCTTACATATTGGCTGCTGGTCGATTTGTTCCGCGCTTTAAAGAGCGGAAAAAATAAAGAGGTGCATATATACGGCATATGGTGCTTTGTAGGCATCTACGGCGGCGGAAAAACCATGTCGCTTGTGCGTTATCTTGAAACCATGCGCGAAAAGCACGGAGACAAAATTTATATAGCCACCAACTTTTTTTATAAGAATCAAGATTTTCCCATTAAAACATGGCATGACCTGCTTAAAGATTACGATAAAACGGTTATTTTCGGATATGACGAGCTTCAAAACGAATTTAACTCCCGTAAGTACAGAGATTTTCCCATGCCTTTAATGGGTCTTTTAACCCAAAACAGAAAAGGCCGCGGCAAACAGATAGTGTTCACGGCTCAAAATTACGGCGCGGTGGATAAAAATTTCCGCGACCTATGCACAAAGGTGGTTAATTGTAAGACCCACGCCGGACGCTTTACGGTTAATTCATTTTACGAGAAAGAATATTATGACCAGCTGCGCAACACGACAAGCGTAGACAGAAAAATAAAGATAAGACCCAAACGCGAATTTTTCATTCAAACAGATTATTTACGTTCGCTGTATGATACAAGGCTGCAGTTAGACTCCGCCCGTAACGTTCAATATATCGGCCTTGACGAGATGCGCAAGCTCCGCCTCGGCGAACAGTAACCGTCGGCGGCTTTACTCGCCGCCGTTGTCTCCCGCCTCCCTTTCAGGAGGTTTTTTTTAACCTTGGCGAAGGTTTCCCTCTCCGTTAGGAAATAAAATTCCCCCCGTGACGCCTTTATAAAAGCCCTCTTTCTCGCAGAGAAAGGTTTTCACGCCCTCCCCCCTACCTCTAACGCACCACGAATCCGTAAATTGTGTCAAGGCGACCGTGGAATAAAAAGGCTTAGAACATCTTAGGCTGCGTTTATAAAAGAATTAATCCGCGAGGACTGCGGGTAATTGCGAGTTGCATAAGATTTAACCATGACAGAAAGACCGCGCGTGCTTTCCGCAGTTCTCGCGGATTAATTCTTTTATGCGGCCTTAGATGTTCTTAGCCGGTTTATGCCGCGAAAGCGCCTTGACACAATTTACGGATTCGTGGTACTTATAATCTTACTTGTTTGCCCTCGGTTGCTTTCAGCAGCCCCTTGCGCGTTTTTCGCGGGCGGCTTAGTGTTTTTATGGGCGCGGGGAAGGGGCAAAAAAGAAAACGCCGCCGGGCTTCCCGTAAGGGACTAGCGCGAGTGTTTTTCTCGCGCTTTGCCGTAATAACAATTTTTTAAAAAAAAGTGTTTTTCTTTTTTTTAAAAAATTTTATGAAGGCTGCCGCTAACAGGCGGCAAAAAGCGCCTCGAAAGCCTGAAAAGCCGCGATAAAAACCGCAAACGCCCCGAAAAACAGCAAAAAACGTTGAAATTTGCGAAAAAGCTACAAAATAAAAAAAGCCCGTAAGGGCGAAAAATCGCGGTTTTACCGCGATTTTTAATGTCTTTCAATCTCGGCCGAGGGGATAGGGTAGGGGTTAAGTGTTTTTGCCTTTGGTGCCGACGAGCCAGTCAAGACTTACGCAGTAAAAATCGGCCAGAATACCAAGTGTTTCTATGCTTGGTTCTCGTGTACCGTTTTCATATTGAGTAATAGAAACTCGTGATATATGTATTTTTTTGGCTACTTCGTTTTGCGTATAGCCGGACATTTCACGAGCTTTTTTTAATTTTTGTGTAAATGTTTCTTTGTACATAATCATAATTTTAAATAATCAATGAAAAAAATATTTGATTTTGATGTTTCATAATGTTACTATATATGTTGCAAAAAGTTACATTTTTATTTTTTAATTACAAAGGAGGTTACACCATGGACTACAAATTAACATGCATCATCCTTTACGCGTCTCAGTACAGTCTGGAGAATGAACGCAGGGAGCATGTAGACGGCGTGTCGGTGACACTCTTACCTTGTGAAAGTTTAAACCCCTATGAGGATTTAGACGCAAAAGCGCGGGGAACCGTCAGCAAGGGTTACCGCCCTATTAAAGATACGGCGCCATATGACATGGCCGGAAGCTTTATATCCGTTCCCGGTCTTTATGACGTTACCATGCGCATGAAGACCAACGCGCAGGGCAAAGGTCAAATGAAATTAATCTCGGTGAATTACATTGGCGAACTCAAAACAACTCGGTTGTCTTCAGCAGCCGTCGCCGAAATGCCTGCAGCTAAAGATGAAAAGCCTATCGACTCGCTTTTTAACAAAGAAGATAAGCTTTACGTCAAAAAGTAGGGGAGGCGGTTTAAATTTACCGTTTTGTAAAAAATTTTAATTACCGTTTTAAAAAAAGCGGTCGCGGTCGCCGAAAATACGAATATAAATATTCAATCTGCCGCGAAGCGTACAAAGAAGCGCATAAGGAAGCGCTAAAGGGTGAAAATAAGGCGAAAGACGTGTTGTAAAGGTAAATTATGTCAAATTTACAGAGAGAAAATATATGGTGACGTTGGAATATACACACGATGGTAAAATTTATTGTTTACCAGTAGATTTGAATTTGCAAGGTTATCTTAGTATGTCAGGTTTTTGTGATATTGAAATTGCGCCGCAATCATATAATTATGGGTATGTTTCTATTTATTCGATTAATTTATATGATTCTCAAATAATTGATTTTGATTATTATTTTCCGTCAAATTGTCTTCCGAATTGGTGGGAAAGTTTTTTTCGGCATAAAGTTTATCTTGGGACATATTTTGAATTACCGGTTGAATCTGATGTTTTGGGGTCAGATACTGAATTGGTTGTCGAAAGCGAAACGTCAATTTCAATTTTCGATGAAGTTAAAGTAATTGAAAGTTTGTTAGGGGTTCAAAACCAGCTTTCAAACCAAATTTTTATAATTGTTTTTGTCGCTTTGGCCGTGTGGTTATCGCTCAAAGTATTGGGCTTATTGCATAACCTGCTTGACCTGTTTTTAGGTTAAGCGAAAAAATTTTAAGAAAGGAGGAAACGGACATGCCTTTAGTTTTATTATCAGGTTCAGCGGCTACGCCTTTGATTACCGAAGCTATGATAACTCCTATCATAGACAGTATAACGACGTCCATTCAGGCCATCGTTCCTGCAGGCATCGGCGTATTAGGCCTTATTTTTTCCATTAAGGCCGTGCCTAAAATTCTTCACATGTTTTTCGGTTAAGCAAGTGTTTAAATTATAAAGGCAGTCTGTGCATTCGGCTGCCTTTATAATTTTTTCGGGTGTGATTTTGATTGAGTCTAAAACGGTTAAAACGTAAATTTATAAATAAAAGATTCGCGGCGTCGGCGTTAGCCTGCTTTATCTGCCTCGTATGGATTTTAAACCCCTTTTCGGTTCTGGCCGACGGTTTGTCCGACGACGACGGCGAGAGCGAGCCGGGGCATGCAAGCGCGGGTAATTATACGGCCGAACAATATTTACAGGCCGTGAAAGATTATAATTACGTATGCGCGGGCGCTGTGCTGTCGGCCGCCAAAGTTGATTTGATGCAAAAGAATCCGGGCATGACGGAAGCTCAAGCTAACGAGTTTTTGAATTGGAAAATAGATGCTGCAGGGTTAAAGGCTGATTTGGATAGCGAAGTTGAAAATGAAGTTGGCGGCGTCGAAGGGGTTGTTAATTGGCTTAATGAAAAAAATCGGAAAGATTATGAGACAATAGAAAAATTAGCGCAAATGAGAAATATAACACGGTCTCGAGGTTTTATTGGGTCGATAACTGACGCTATTCGTGATGGTTCAGGTTTTTTGATCGAGGCTTTAGATGCTTCTGTGCGTAAAGGCGCGGAGACAAGCGGAAATTTATTAGTTAATCTTTGGAACGGTCTTGGTTGGCTTTTGAGCAGTCATGAGCGCACCGACACCGGCTCTTACACTCCCTCAGACCCAAGCACGCACACCTTCATTCCCGGCGGCGGAGGTGGCAGCAGTCATTTTATAGATATTCCCGCCGAAGAAGTTTATCGAACGGTGCCTTTTAATTATCAAAGTTACGTGACTTCATATTTGAGAAGATACGGCGAAGCGTATTATTTAAGCGTTGATACCGCGTCGACTATGGTCGGCAATCCCTATCTTCAGTTAGCCGGCGCCGGTCCTTTTATATCCGGCTCTCCGTTTACATATAACTTAGGCGGTTCATACGGTCAGGGTTACCCTAACCCCGATTGGTACTTATATCCGTTTCCTTATGTCGCTATTTCAGGCGATTTTTTTCCGGGGCCTACCACTACAGACCCTAATGCTTCTTACAATGAAAGGCTTTGTTATTACAACGGCTCGTTATATTTTTTTTCTCCCGGCAATCCTCCGTTTTCCGGCGGTTATTGGGATGCGGGCTATTTTTACTGTCATAATATTTTAGCTTATCATTTTTACATCAATAACGGTCTCGACCTGCCCGGCGTAGCCGCTCCCGCTCCGATTAACTACAACACGACGAACGTTCAAAACATCGCCAATAAATACGTAAACAATTACAACAACTACAATAACCATATCGTAAACGAGGGCGACGTTTACAATATGCAAAAATACATAACCAATTTTAATATTTTCGCTAAGGACGCGGGAACCCCGAACCCGTACACGACAAATATTTTTAACGATTACAGTTCGCTTGTAAATAATAACGATTTTCAGATAATCATTATAAACATAGATAATTCGGTAAACATCACATACCCCGAATGGCCGGGTTTTGAATGGCCAGAGTCTCCCGGAGGCGGGGGAGGCGGAGGCGGAACTGATTTAAAATGGCTCGCTAACATTATCAGTACCTTAATAGGGGGATTGGGAACGCTTATGACCTCGCTCATCGGCGGCTTGTCCTCCGCTTTGACTTCTCTCATAAATGGATTGATGAGCGGTTTAACGGCGCTTTTGTCCTCGCTTGCGGGTCTTATAGGCTCTTTGCTTGAAACGCTTACGCCTTTGCTTGGTTTTTTCGGTTCCCTGCTTGAATTTTTCGGAAAAATCCTTGAATTTTTGGAACATCTCATTGAGAAATTTTTAGACGCCCTGCTTGAATTTTTAAAAATGCTCTTTACGGTTGAAGATGATTATTACTCAACCGAGATAAATAATTTAAAACAAACGGTTGAGGTAAAAATAGGCTCCGATACGATGATTAATTTTTTAAACAGTTTGACGGTTATAGAGGATAGGGGCGTCAATCTTTTCGTTTATTGGAAAAATAAAGGTTACAGTTTCGCTTCGCGTGGTTCTGCGTCCGCTTCGCCGGGCTTGATTAATACGCGTGGTTCTGCGCTCGCTTCGCCGGGCTTGATTAATATAAGCGACGACTTTTTAGATTTAACGTTTTTAGAATCCGTCGCCGACGCTTTCAGGGCTTTGGCGCAGGGTCTGCTTTTTATATCGCTTGCGATTTTTAACGTTAATCAGATAAATATATTTTTAAGGCGCGTTAAGCCGTTTCGTTAAGGGGGCGCCGTTTTATGCTTTTAAAATTGATTCTCGCTCCTATATGGTCGTTGATTTCGTTTTTATTGGGCTTTTTTCCCGACGCTATGCTGAGCAGCCTCTTCGGAAGCTCAGGCTTTTTGGAAAATATATATTTCGGCATTAATTTTATAGGCGAGGATATGTTTACGCTTATAATCAATAACGGCGTGTTTTGGATATGCGCCCATTTAACGTGGTCTGTCGTTGATTTTATTATAAATAAAATACCGGGCGTTAATTAATCGCGCCTTAGGGCTTAGGGAGGTTAAAATTTATAGGTTTTTCGTTTTATTTTATTTTTTTTGTTTTATCGCTTTAAAAAAAGGCTGAAAATATCGGCTTCGCGCGGCTATGCCGCGCGCAGCATGTAGTTAATACCGTAAAAGGAGCGTTTGAAGTGATTTTACATCACAAAACCGTAAAATTTTTTTTACAAAAAACCGTAAAAAAACTTAAAAGGGACGATTGGGTAATACGTCCCACGGAATTTTGACAAAAAACATCACTTTTGATTGATTTTAAAGGATTCTTCATCAAAAAATTTTGCGGAGAAAAGGGGGTTTCTCCGCAAAATATAAAGTTACTTATAATCACAAAATAGGGGGCTTTAAAAAATGGGCGATTTGAAAAATAATTTTTTTTATAACGAGCTTTCAAAAGAAAAACAAAAGGAATTTTTTCATAAAACCCGTGATAAAATTTATCATAATATAGATAATCTGTATTACAGCGTATATTTAAATCATGACGTCTCCGAAAGAAGCGTATACAGACAAATTTTCGCCGACCCCGAATATTTCTACGAGCTCAATCATGAAAACTTTGCTTTAAACGATTACGCCGACTTGTTTTATTTAAACTCGGACGGCGTCAAGGCTTCCTTGGGCGAGTTTTGCAAGCGCTGGGACGAAAAGAAAAAACAGGACAAGTTTTTTTATGTCTGGGAGCGTATAGACGAGCTTATTGAATTTTTAGATTCCCGCCATACCGCCGCCAAAAGAGCGGGCGAGGCCGTGTCCTTGTCGCGCTACGGCGGCTCTGAAATAGGTTTAAAACTGATGGAGACGGGCAATTGCGCAAACTTTGACCCCGACGTTATGGACAGCCTCATAGAGCAAATAATATACAGCCGTCAAGGCTCCGATTTCGACAGCTACAACGGGCGTGAATATCTGCGCCAATGCTTGTTGGAAGAAAAGGAGTTTATGGATTTAAATCTTTTTATTTCGCGCGGCTCAAATAAAAATTTTACCTTTATCCTTTCCGACGGGGAGCTTTTCGATATTTTGATTTCGCGTTCTTTAAGGAACAGCTCCACGCCGCGCGTACAGGTTCAATTGCGNTCCAAGGGCTTATGGCTTATGGGCGTTAAAGAAATGATTGAGAGCTCATACGGCAAGTTAGTNCGGCTTTTAAACGTGTTCGGCTTGGATGAGCTCGATATAAAGCGCGTTATGGAAAATCGCGTTGACTACTGCTATCATACAAACATATTTGAAAATCCCGATAAGTTTTTAGACGACGCTTATTTATGCAAGTATAGCCGTACGGTTTTAACGCCGGTTGAAAAAAGAGGCCGGAGAGGCCGATATGACA